TTTCGCAACTTTCCAAACTACTATCTGCGTTTAATCCTCTTGCTCCAACCGGCACTCTCTCCCTCATATCCGGCAAATTGAAAGTCGTTGATCCGTCCCCAACCCCGTATTTAGTTCCATAAACCTCAAATAAATCCGCATAAGTCGTTCTGCTAACCTGTTGCCCAAGCGCCAAAAGACACCTATACCCTCTCGGTATTCTATCTCCACCAAAAGGCAACATAGCCCCAGGAGGTAAAGTCCTGTTTCTCAAATCTGTTAAGTCGCTTGCGTATAATTTTTCTCCCGATGTCCAAATTTTTGCGCCTGTCATATTTTTATAATTATATTATCAAATTATTTTTAAGCTGTGGCAAGTGTGAATTTAATATCCACGCTCAAAGTCGTTGCCGTATCTTTAACCCAAGTCAGCCCCCCAATATGATTAAAGATGTATCCGCTATCCGCCGAAGCCGTGCCGTTAATAAACACTCCAAACTCTTTGAAAGTTCCGCTCGTTTCCGTTTCGTTAAAATAGGCCGTAAAATATGCCAAATACTGATCGCTATACCCGCTTGCAACCAAGTTTCTGTATGTTTCCGTCTGCAATTTCGTGTCGTCTGTTGTTGGCGTGGCTGTTCCCGTTCCCAAAGCGCAGTAATTAATCGCCGGCAAAGTAGTAATATCTCCCGTCAAGATCCCCGCTAATCTCGCCAGTCCCGCTCTGCAAATAACATTCTCCCTCCTGTCCTCCCAAATAATTTTTCCACCCTTGCGCGCGACCGCGTGTATTTCTCCTTTAATTGTCATTGTTTCTTGTTTCATATTTTTAATATAATTCTGCGCTATCCGTGTCTAATCTAATTTCGCGATCGTTGTCGCTTCCTTGATTATCCACAGTCAACGGACCTAATACCCAATCGTAAGTATAATTTTCCCTCTTGGTATAAACCTCCGCCACGCTCATATTGTCCCAGTCCTTATAATATTTATAAAGCACTTCATTTTCCGTCTGCTCTGTTTCTACTCTCCCGTCGTTAATCAACTGCTGTAAAAAGTCAATAATCCCCCAGCTTCTATATGTCGCCAGCTTTACCGAATACGTGTAATCTGTTGCCGTTTTCATTTTCAAATTAACCTCCTGAATAATATAGGCCGTAGAAGTCAGCGATCGTTTCGTGCTTGCGATCGTAATAATCTGTCCGCTAACTAGCCCTCCCGTTGTTGTGTCAAAACTTCCCTCCACAATACTATTCTTGTATTCCTCCAACTGCGCGCTGGCGTATTGTTTCGCTTCCTCCTTTGTTTTAATTGTCCTGTCCTCTTTGTAAAATTCAAAAACTCCATAACTTGCAATGCTCGTGTCGTCCTCAATCTGTGAAATAATCGGAATTAATGGCGTTCCCGTAACAGTAATATTATTCGTTCCGCTTGCCGGCTTCGTAGTATCTTTGAACCTAATATACTTTTCGTTAAAATCCCAAAAGCAATCATAGTCCGCCTCTACGTCTTGCCTATCCAGCCCGACAGTTTTTGCCACCCCACCCACGCTCACGCTCGGCGCGCTTGAAAACTTGTTTGCTAATTTAAAAAATAAATTCGTCCCGTCCCCGCTCAAATACTCTGTCTTTGTGTCCGCCACAATATCTCCTCCCCTGATCCTCACTCTGTTTTTTAATTGGCTTAAATCGTCGCTTAATCTCAAACTATCAAAAATATAATTCCCGCTCGTATCGTCTAAACTAAACGGCGCTGTATTCACCTCCCTGTTAAAAAAATGTAAATCCTTATCATAATCCACATACCAAAAATAGTTAACCGCTTTGGCTAACTTCTGCAAACATTGCGTAATCGTCAAATAGTTAAAAGTAATACTCGCTAACTCCGTTCCGCAACTAACATTCGTATAAGTAAATCCGCTCGCGTAATTATCAATAATGTCCTTAACAATATCCTCAACTTTTTGATTTGTGTATCTCTCCGTTACCAAATACTGATCCAACTGCCTCGTATAATCCACGCACTCCACCGCTATTGCCTCCAAAAAATCGCTCATTGCTCTGCTCGTTTTCAACACGCTTCCCTTGAATATCGTCGTTGCCCCGTCCGTAATTATAACGCTCTGCCCCAAAATCACGCTTAAACTTTTTCCTACCGGATTTTTAATTTCAAAAATACAAGTATTAACTTTATCCGCTAACTTGTCGCTCACTTTCAAAGTTCTCCAATTTATCTTATTCGTTATGTCAACTGAATTTAATAATACTTGTATTGCCATACTTTAATAAGCTAATCTCATATTCTTTTTTAGAACATTTACAATATCGTTGCCGATCTGTTCTGCAATATCCTCTTTGCCCATAAAAGAATTGCCGGTAATAGTAATATTTATTCCTCCTCCCGAGCTTTCTTTATCTGCTTTTCCTACACCAACCATTTGATAGGAGTTGCTTTTCATAACCCATTCCCCTTTATGCATTAAATATAATCCAGTCTCGGGTATGTATCCTCCACTTTCTTTTTTCCCTTGCACTGATCCTCCTCCGCTTAATGTTTTTCCAACCGCGCTCGCAGCACTTCTCATTCCGTCCGCTACTCTGCTAATCGCGCTAACCAAAGCATTGACCTTTTCCATAATCCAATCGTAAATCGGCTGGAATGCGTCCTTTAACGCTTTCCAAGTTTTATCCCAAACATCTCTTAATTGTTGCAATGCCATTATTATTCCAAAAGATATAACCTCAACTAATTTCGTCAACCATTGAATAATAGTTTTCACAACATCAATCACAAATTTTATTGCAATAACCAATCCGTTTAATAAAGCGACAAATCCCATAATCGCCAATCCCAACACTCCTGTTAAAATAAATCCTACAATTTTTAAAACTTCCGAAAGACCAGGTTGTAAAGCCATAACCACTTCATTGATTGATCCCCATAATTCCTTTAATGAGTTTCCTAATTGGATAACCATAAAATTAATAGCATCAAATACCGGTTTCAATGGCTCTAAGAATACTATAAAATCTTTTAACCATTTTATCCCCTCCGTAATCGCGTCAACCAAGAACTTGAAACCAGCCACCAATCCATTCATCAATCCCAAACTAACAATCGCTAATGCTTCGCTCAATTGCGGATTAAGAATATCAGCCAATCCTTTTAACGCTTCCCATAAATTAACTACTGATTGCCAAAGTCCCTCCAAATTCTTTTTTAATTGCTCAACAATAGGCGCTACTTCCGCGCTCGCCATTAACTTTTGAAATTGCTCTACCGCCCCCGCGATCGCGTCTTTTAAATAATTAAAAACCACCGGCACGGCCTCCAATGCTTTCGTTACCAATGGCAATGCCTTTTGCGCTAACTCCGCCAATACCGGCAATAGCTGTTCTCCGACAGTTTCTTTAACATTCCCTATTGAAACTTTTAAAATGGCCATTGCGCCCGCGTATGTTTGCGCAAATGCCTTTCCCTGTCCTCCTACTTTTTGCTGTAAATCTGCCAGCGCTTCCATAGGCGACGCGCTGTCTTTAATGTCAATTCCGTATTGCTTTAACACTCTCCCGTTTCCACTTAAAACCATTCCCAACATCTGCGTCGCTTGCGTCAAACTCATATTCTTTGCCCTCGCCAAATCCATAGCTAATCCGTTCAAGTCCGTTGCCTTTGATAAATCATTTGTCCTCTGCAAAAGATAAGCCATTGAATTGGCTGTTTCCTCGTCGTCAAATCCCAATTGTATGTTGGCCTGCGATAAAGCCAATATGCTATCCTTTGCTTTCATTCCCGCCTCCCCCATTGTCTTTAATGTCGCTTCAAACCTCGCCATTTCTACTTGCGCCTCGCTCGCAGCCTTAACACTATCCGCGCCCATTTTAATCAATGCCCCTCCAACAGCAACCGCGCCCACCGCGATCGTTTTCCCCATAGTCGCCATAGCTTGCCCGATATTCTGCCCCATTCCCTTAAAAGTATTTCCCAAGTTCGCCCCGATCTTTTGTAATCCTCCCATTTCTCCTTGCACTTTTTTGGCCTCGTTTGCAAACCCACTCAAACTTTTCTCAACATTTTTTATTTGAGTAGTTGCATTATCTTGAACAGTGAAATCAATTTGCACGCTTCTGTCTGCCATATTTTATTTGTTTGATTTTTTCTCCGCCTCCATACTAAACTTTTTTTGAATAAGCCATATAAACCAATTAGGCTGGCACATATAATCCCAATATGTCCAGCCCATTCGTTCGCAAATATCTACCATTGCTAATTCCTCCGGCACGCTTCCTGATCCTTGCGCGAGGCAATTAAAATAGCTCTCAATTATGGATTTTTTTTTTCGTCGTCTATCCCATTGAAAACATTATTAACCTCTTTCATAAGCGCTTGGTAGTCTTTGGCTGGCAATTCTAACGCTCTTTGCAATATGTTCTCCCCCGATCCGTCCAAACTTACAACTATAACTTCAATGCACTTGTCCTCCATTTGAAACGCCATACTCCCCTTTAATCCTGACATTTCTCCGGCGTCATTTACATTGACATTATCGTAAAGAGGTTTTCTAATATCTCTATCGTCTTTTTGCGTAATGTATTCTTTTAATTCGGCATTATGCTCTCCGAATTGTATTGTTTTTGTTTTCATAATAATTAAGCGCTGTAATTTGCCTTTGTGTTTGTCAAAATGGCCTGAACCATTTTAGTATCAGCCACCTTATAAGTAGCCACTCCCGAAATAGTTGCCAAATTTACGTCGTCCATTCCGCTTGTTTCCTCGTAGTTTGTGAATAAAACTTGATTAAGATCAATCTGCAAATTTGGATTGCTTGCCGTTCCGATTGTAGTTCCGCTATTGACAAAGTTAAATCTCATAGCCCTCATAGTTCCGGCTGTGTAATATCCTTTCAAAGTTGTGGCGCTGTTAACATAAACGATAGTAAATTCAATTTTGAAAGTTTTTGAATAAATGTCCGTAGCTTCCACATTTCCCAAAACATCGTCCGGCTCTGCGTTCCTTGTAAATTTCAAGTTGATTGACCTAACGCTAGTTGCGCTCGCCGAAGTCAAATTAGCTTGCGTGTCCGCGTGCTTAAATGTTACTCCCTTTCCTAAAAAGTAATATTCTGTTGAATAACTTGGAGTCTTTGTGCTTGCCACTCCCGCCTTTGCCCCCTTAAATTTTGCAGTATATTCAACCGGCTTTCCAACCTCCGCTTTAATTTCCAAACTATCTAAAACCGCCAAAGCATAAACTAAATGCTCGTTCGGATTTTTAACATTGATTGAAAGCGATCGGCATTGTAAATCGTTCAATACTGTATAAGTATGCTCATAAACAGCACTCTCCCCTCCCTTTGTCGCCGAGCTAACAGTTCCGAAAAGCGCGTCTAAAATATATCCAAAGCTCTGATCGTAAATAATACCTTTCAAATCTCCCTCAACTCTTTTTTGCGCGATTTCCCCGCCGATTGCATATTCTACGCGTCCGACGTTGCTTTCGTCCACAAAGTATTCCGGCATATCTTTTACCGTAATCTCGGTTTTTCGGACCCAAGCGCTGACCGCAGCCGGGACCGTTCCCCTTGTTGTTTCTTTTGATAAACCAACTTCTTGATTTCTACCTAAAAATACGCTCATAGTTATTTATTTATTTTATTATTTTTAATTTCAAGCATTTTTTTTGTGGCGTCCTCTGTGTCTGTCGCCATAACCATAATCCCGTCTGCCGGAAAAAAATACTCTTGAAGTTTCTGATTTTCGCTTTCGCCTTGTTGCTCATCAGAACTCATATCTTTTGTTTTGTAGTTTTTAGCTTCTAACATATTTTTTATTATTTTTATTTTCGCACGCTTTTAATCTTTGTAAAGTGTGTTAAATCGCCTTGCTATCAAAACAAGATAATTTAACCTCCGTAATCCGCACGTCTGTTTCCCTTTCCAGCCACCCTCTAACCCCTGTAATCTTTGTATCCGCGCACGTTCCTCCCAGGGTATAATCGCTTGCAAATGCGTCCATAATACTTTCAATAATTCCGTTCATACTTGTTTCCGTTCCGGCCGGATCAACTTCAATTGTGCTTAAAATATGTATTGAAAAATCCCACTTCCTCCACTTTGTTTTATTATCTAAATCCTCGTCGTTAAACTCCGCCCCGATAATGCAGGCCACCGGATATTTTGTAAAGTTCCTCGCCGAGTAGTCAAAAACTTCCTTAATCGCCGTTACTCCCGCGACTTTATTGTGTATTGCCGATAATAGTGTTGTGTATGTCATAAATCTAATATCCTTAACATTATTTTTCTAAAAATATCTAATCCCCTCTCCTCGTTTTCTTTAATTGCTGTTTCTACAAATGGATTAGCCTTAGTCCCAGGATGTTGCACTTCCTTTCCGAAAATAGCATATCCTCCGCTCTTTGCCCCTCTCCAATTCGGCGCTTTGCTTAACCTCGTTGCCAATACTTTTTTTCTAACAATTCTTATCGTATGCGCGCGCGTTCCCTCGTGAACAAAATCTCCATATTTAGTATTTGAAAACAAACTTACTTTCAAATCTGAAAACTCTGTAAAAAAACTCCTCCTTAAATTGCCCGTTCTAACCGGCGCTTTCCTAACTATCACGCCTCTATAATATTCTAACATTGCCCTCAATGCTGAATTGATTGCTTCTCTCCCATTCTCTCTGAAATTCTTTGCTTTCCCATATACTTCATTTATGCCCGTGATCTTAATGCTAATCATAAAATCAACTTGCTTTATTTATCCAAGCTAAAATATGTTTATTAAATCCATAAGACCTTTTCTCAATCTTATAAACAAAATAATAAATGCTATCTACCAAAACTCTGTCGCCCTCTAAAATATCAACCGAAAATCCACACCATAAAAGAAAGCCCTGCATTTCCGTTCCGTCCACCAACCTATCGCCCTGCGACCAAGTTTCCACACGACAATTTACGCCCGAATAAACTTGCGTATAAGTTCCCGAACTTAATCTATAAATTGTCGCTGACTTGTCAAACAGGCGCTCAATGCTCATATATTTATTTTTTTCCTTTTGTTCAAAATATCCATAGCTTTTTGGTAGTCTTGCCACCCTCTCTCGTCCCTATAACTCACGCTGTAATTTCCAATGCTTTCACTCTGCACATTGTTTCCAATATCTCTCGCGTTTCCGGCTAAAACAATTCCCGCAGCTAAAATCATTGTCGCCCAAGTAATGTCCGCCGGACAGGCCACAGAATTGCCCCACTTTCCCGTGATCCTTACATTCTGTTCGCCCTCATAAAAGTAATACGGCGCGCTATCTCTCAAATGCAATCTTGTTTTTGGCAAGCTGTTGGCCGGATATTTAATATAATACCCGCTCGTAATTTCAACAAAAGCCCCCGTTCCCTCCTCGTCCTCGTCCACTTCTACCTTTGTAATTTCCACCGCTTCGTCAATCTGCAAGTCCATTCCCCCGTTTCCGTCATAAATCCTTGCGCTTGCGACTGTATCCGCTACCCAAGTCCTCCCCGTGTAGCTATCCACAAAGGCCTCCGCCATATTTATTTGCCTCTCTACGTCGCTCTCAAATGAAGCGTCCGCGTCCGCTAATAAATAATTTTCTAATTGTGTGATTGTGCAATATCTTGTTGCCATATTTTTTAATTAAAATAATCTTTATAATTCCACTTTTGCGTTGCATACTTCGTCCACTTCTTTAATTGCTTCCACCTCTTTTGCAATTCCCCGTTCAAATAAATATACCACCTCGCCCCCAAATTAATTGCTTCTGAAAATGTTCTTGCTAATTGCTTTTTAATTGTGTCCGAAACGCTTACCGCTTCCGTAAATAATTTCGCTTGGAATATCCCAAACACCGTATCTAATGATAACGCTTCTGCAAATTCTTTAAATTGTGTGATAATTTTCTGATCCGCCAATATAATGTTTTCTAACATTGTCTTGCTGACGCTTGTCGTCATTGTTTGATTAATTGTAATCGTTTCGCTAAACCAACGGCCACCAATAAACGGGTAAATAATTGTCTGCTCTAACGCAATTGCTTCTGTAAAACTGCGCCCCATTCTCCTGATAAAACTCTCTGCCAAAGTAATCGTTTCCAATAATACTTTTGAAACGGCAAATTGTATGATATCCGCTATCGTCAAGCTATTAACAATAACTTTCGTTGCGCCTCTAACAATGCTATCTACCAAACTCAATGCCTCCGTAAATGTTTTTTGTCCTTGCTTTGCCACACTATCCAAAATAGTCAACACCTCTCCATACGTCCTCGCCATTGCCTTTGCGATCGTGTCCGCCAAAACTACCGGCTCAACTAAAACCTTTGTAATATTTCTCACAAAGCTATCCGCCAAGCTAACCGCCTCCGTTAAGTTCTTTTGCCCTGTCTATACCCCGTATCAACCAGCGTCAAACCCTCTGCAAATGCCTTTGGCAAGCTCTTTTGTATCAAGTCGGCTAAAACTACGCTTTCGGCTATAACTCGGCTCACAGCCCTACTCAAACTATCCGCAAGGCCTACTATTTCCCCTAATACCTTATTAGCTGTCCTCAAAACGCTGTCCTCCGGCGTAATGGCCTCCGTAAATACCTTTCCCAGCGCCTTAAACGCCTGATCCGCCAATTCCACGGCCTCCGTCATTGCTCTGCTAATCTGTTTTGCCAATATGTCCGCCAAGCTGACAACCTCCTCATAAGTTCTGTAAAATACTCCCGCCTTTGTAAAAGTTTCCGCCAATGTAATGCTCTCCGGCAAAACTTTTCCCAATATATTCCTAATGCTGTCCGCCAAACTCAAACTTTCTCCGAATTCTTTAATGCTTTTCTTAATCGCCGTATCTGCCAAAGTAATTGCCTCGCTTGCTGTCTTGGCAATAGTTCTCACAATACTATCAATTAAACTGATCGCTTCTGAAAATACTTTTCCGCTCGTTAACTTCACGCTATCCACCAATGCGATCGCCTCCGTCTTGCTCAAAAATCTACCAAAATAAATGTTATCCAAAATAGTCGTCAATTCCGTTAATGTCTTTTGCATTGCTCTTGTCGCGCTGTCTGCTAAACTCACGGCTTCCGCAAAAACCTTTCCGTTAATTCTTGTAATGCTATCAACTAATGCAACGGCCTCAGTCAAAACTCTCCCCAATACCAAATAAATCTCGTCTGCTAAACTAACCGCTTCTCCAAAAACTTTACTTGACTGCCTTGTAATTGTGTCCGTTAAACTCGCGCTCTCAACAAAAGTTCTGAAACTCGTCAATACTTTTGCAACACTATCTTGCAAACTTAATGCTTCCACGCAAATGCGATAATAATATTTCAAAGTCGCTATTGTATCCGCTAGCGTTAAACTCTCCGCGAAACTTCTGCTCATTGCTTTAATAATGCTGTCTGCCAAAACAACGCTCTCTGTCAAAGTTCTAAAAAATACTCCTGTCTTTTCCATTGTGTCTGTCAAAGATACCGCCTCGCTAAAAGTTTTTAATCCTCTCTTAACCGCGCTATCTACTAATACCAAACTCTCCTCCAAGTTTCTATAAAATACTGATCCCTTAATAAATGTTTCAACCAACGCCACACTCTCCGCAAATATCTTGTTTCCAGCCTTTGTCATTGTTTCCGCCAAAGTCAAAGTTTCTATTAAAACCTTGTTCAATGATTTAACAACGCTCTCCGTTAATTGCACAATTTCAACATAAATCCTCCCGCTTGTTTTTCTTAATGTGTCAACTAATGTCAATGTTTCTGTCATTATCCTCCCCGTGCTTTTAACAACGCTGTCTGCCAAAGTTAAAATATTTATTATAACTTTCGTCGCTGATCTGACCATTGTATCTGCCAGCGCCAAGCTATCGCTAAAAACTTTTCCCCCCGTTCTCTTAATCGTATCAACCAAAGTCAAGATCTCCGTAAATGCTTTACTTCCGGCCTTTGTCAAACTATCTACCAAAGTAATTGAATTAGCTATAACCTTTACTCCCGCGCGCGTGATCGCGTCAACTAAGCTCAAACTATCCGCCAATATTTTGCTTCCTGTCTTTTTAATACTATCCACCAGCCCCGTGCTTTCCGCGAAACTCTTGCTACTGCTTTTGATCGTTGTCTGAACCAAGGCCAACGCCTCCCCTAGCATTTTGCCTCCCCTTTTTGTCAAACTATCTGCCAAAACAACCGCCTCCGTCAAAGTGGAAAAGTAATCTACCGAAGTAGTTTTATAAGCCCCTATAACAGTTGCGCCAATTCCGCCTGCCCCGATCATTTTATTATTATTGTCATTATTTTCTTGTTGCTCGTTCCATAAACTCTCGCATAATTGCTCATCAGAGTATTTGTCGTTTTCTCTGCCTTAATAGTCCTTGTTTCCTCAATCGGTTTTTCCGGCCAAAACTCTTTTTTAATAATAGAAAACACGCCAAACCAATAAAGTAAAGACAATATTATTATGATCGCGTATATTAAAATGTTTTTTGTTTTATCAGTCATATTTTTATATCTATGTTTTGGGTAGTTTATCGTAGATTTGTATAGATTTAACACTCCTCTGTGTAGATATTATGCCCCACAACAACAGAAATTATTCGGCAAACACCCCACGCCGTTTCCGTCTGGCGTTCCTCCGTCAATTAAGCACTGCATTTGCTGTCCGTCCGCCCTGCAAGAAGCCGTCCCACAAGTATTGCAAATCTGATGGCAAGCGTTAATAGTTTGGCACGCTCCGTCGCAACATAACTCCCCGCCCGTGCAAGCTCCACTTTGGTAATTTTCAACTTGCTCACAAGTTCCTCCTGCGCAATAATTGCATTCTCCAATACAACTATATTGATCAGTTCCAGGACCTGATGACTTTGCTTCACAAATAGTCTGTGTCGGATTAAAACTCTCTGGACATCCATAACACTGCGGGCAATCGTGTTGCGCGTTATCATAATACCAATTGCACGCCCAAGGAGTTGCTCCATAAGTTCCTAATCCTCCGCAATAACCAGTCTTGCAACCTAATGGTATATTATTTGGTATAGGCTCTGGGCATTCATTATTCAAATCTTCACTATCACTCTGTGGCATACACCCAATAGCTGTTGTCGTCCCGTCCAAAGTGTCATACCAAAATTTATTGCAAACCAAAGTAGAACCCCACGCGTCTTGTCTGCAATCGCTCCACGCCTCTGTCCCAGCAACCACAAAATCCGAACACCACCTTGACGAGCTGGCAAAAAAGTAATTCATCAATTTATTGTTATCGGCGTTTGAAGTCGTTGAATAACTCAAAGTGCATTCCGTATTTCTGCAAGCCCCGTTTAATTCCTCGTCCGCTAACCTATAAATATCAGAGTTCTGATCGTAAATATACATAGCCACTCTTTGTGCCTTTGTAGTTGTAGCACTTGAAGTCGCCCACCCCGTAATATATCCTTTCCATTCCCACGTCCAGTCCCTAAATTGCTTTGGATTATCGTCAATGCAAAACTGATATTTCTGCGCCGATCTTAACCAATACCAGCTTAATGTAGAAGTCGCAGCACTAAAAGGACTTGAAGTCGGCGAAGTCGTTGCATAAGTGGTATTGTCGCTCTGTATCAAACTATAATCATAGGCCGTAAATGCCGTTGGCGTTGCCACGATCCACGTGCTTGACGCCAATATGTTAAATACCGGCGTTGAAGTCTGATGTAAAATGCCTTTCCAAGCTAGCCTCGCCGTTCCTGTCGCGCTTGAATTATAGTCATAAGATTTAATCAACTGATATTTCGGATTTGAAAAACTAATATCGCTTGAAAGGAAAATCATAAAATACCCATACGGCATATAAGTCAGCCCATATCCAGTCCGTGGCTTTACTACATTTGTCGGGTGATTTGCCCAAAGAACATTAGTATTGTAATTATTTCCATAAGTAGTCCCGCTTGTAATTTTTGTCGCTGAACCCCAACTTGCATTTTCGTATTTCTTAATATGTATTTGATATTTCGTTTCGCAATCAGCACAAGTTATAGAATAAGCGACTATTAAATTATCGCTTCTGTCTGCCCCAATACTCGCTGAATAATTTGCCGTATAAGGCGACGATAAATCCACTATTTTTTCCACACTCTGCCAGCTCGTTGTATATTTTTTATAATAAACATCATAAATGTTAGCGTCAGCACTTCCTCCGTGCCAAACCACGTGCAAATAGTCGTTGCTTGTTATGGCAATCCAAGCAATTGACATTCCTTTATAGTCATTGTCCGATAATCTTGTTTCGCTTCCCCAAGAACCCCCGCTATACTTTTTATAAAGTATTTGCTTATAAGTATATCCACTCAAATATCCTGAATAAACTATGTGCAAATTATTCGCACTATCAACCGCAATGTTTGGATTATAATAGCTTTGATTTGTCGTATGCGTTACCTGTGTTTCGCTCCCCCA